GGTAAGGGCCTACCGCAAACTTGTCGGGACGCATGTAGTCGGCGACGATCTTCCTTGTCTCTGTATCGGCCACAGAGACCGTCTGAACCGTTTGAGTTGGTTCCCCGTCACTGTCTAGGTTGGGAATCGTCACGGTCTCCATGGGCTGTAGAAACGCCCCACACGGCTCTTCTTGGACGACGATGACCGTTAGCACGGCAGGAATAACAAGGGCTGCTGCAATCATTTAGCACTTCCATCTCTTGCGTGCTTGACGCAGGCGACTATTGGGATTCTTTGCGGCCTTGGGAAACTGTTTCATTTGCCCAGCAGACCGAGCACAATAGGACTTTCGACGCTTAGCAGACTTGCTTCCTGCCTTGACCTTGCCGGTCACCGCGGTCTTGAGCTTGCTGCCGGGGTTTTGCCGTCGATACTTGGCAACACCCTTCTTGGTCATACCGGCACCGGCTTTAGTTGCGCGCTTGTCGCCCGACTTCTGGCTAAAGCCTTTCATGCTTCCACGCTTCTTCTTGGCCATTATTCGCCTTCCGTTGCGGCTTGGGTTACAGCCTGATCGCCACCTCCGCCCATCAGCGCTTGGGCCATCGCGTTGTCTCGGCCAGCACGGGTGCCGCCCATGGAGACATTTTCCCTTACGTACCGGCGTTCGGTAACCGGGGCCTTGCCGCCCGGAGTACCACCAGAACCGCCCATTTCCGCCATCTCCTTCATCGTCTCTATCTCGGCGAAGTCCGCGATCTTGAGGATCTCGGCAATCTCGGACATGTGGGAATACTTGGAGATGATTTCCATGTACTTGTCCATGTCGGGAACAATGCCACGCTGCTGGAGTTGCTGGGCCATTGGCATGACCACGCCCTGCATGATTTCGTTGATCGCCGCAAGCCGTTCGCTTGGGCTGCGTGCCTGCAACGAGTACGGGGCAATATCAATTGCGTAATCGAGGAAATCGCCTTCTCGGATATCTGGGTTGAAGTCCACCTTCACCGACATATCCGTGTTAGGGATGTCCCTGTACACCCTGTCCGACGGCGCGGGGTCGTAGTAGATGTAATCGGCGATTGACTCGACCGCCTTGCGAACGGCATTAGTCGTTCGGGCTTGCATGTCGTCAATACGCACTGACGCCGACTGCCGAAGCAGCGAGTCATGCTTGCCGCTCTTAGCGCTCGGTGCCAAACCGCCAAGCGAGTCAAGGTTGCCTCCCAAGTAGGAGAACATGTCCTTGAGCTGGATCATAAAAGCCAGCGATGGGGAATCAACCCCACCAAACTTCATCTCCCTAGTTGCTTCCGGGCGGTCGGAGAGGATGGTGTCGCCATCTGAAGCGTTGACGATGCGGCGACCATCCTCTTCCGCCCCGCCCGCCACGACGGTCAGCGTCTTCTGTCGCTCGGCCTGACGGCCCAACTTACGAAAGATCCGGTTGACCAACTCGTGCATATCGACGAGAAGCCCCGCGGGGGAAAGCGGCATGATGTTTCCGGGAACATCAATGTAGGACAGCAGGTGGTAAGGGCCAACCTCGGGTCCAGCCCAGTCAACTACCTGCAATGGCTCGTTGTTATAGAAACCACCCGCGTGATCGTCCGCCTGCACGGTTACAACCACGTTTTCGTACGGCAACCACACATCCCAAAGCTCAACAACCGGCATGTACTGCTCGGTACCAAGCGAGTCGCCGCCATTTTGAAGCGAAGTGACCCGTTCGTCGCCCTGTTCGTTTGTTGATCGGTGATATGGGTTGGGCTGAAGCGTTTTGTTGCCAAACAGCTTCATATCCATGACCATTTCGTAGGGCAAGGTGTAGCGATTACCGCAAAACTGCACCTGATCCCACCGTTTTGCCGTCATATCGAAGCAGAAGTCTTCAAAATCGACGTTGTCGGCAAAAACCTGACCCACATCGTGCATAAAGCCATCAATCTCGCCCGCACGACCGGGGCTAAGCCCCACTTTGATGACGCCAAGACCAAACATGGCATCCAAAACCCACTGTTGAAGCGTGGGTTCGAAATTTATCTCATCAAGAGTGTGGTTGATTACCGTCTCGAAGTCAGATGACTCTGCTTTGAGGTCGTTGTTTTTGGTTCTAACCAGCACCTGCGGTCGGTTTGCGGCAACCTGACGGCGATAGATGTTAATCGCCATCTCCAAAAGGTTTACCGGCACCTTGTCTTCGGCCCCGTAGTCGCTGTAGTTAGTGCCAACATATTGCCGGATTGATCGCAGCCTGTTCTCGCGGAACGGCTGCATCTTTCGTCGGCTGTACATAATCGCCTCAGAAAGACGATTCATCTTGTTATTGAATGCGCTGCTTTTTGCCATTACCAGTAGTCCTTACGGTTTCGCCGAGATTCCATTTCTCGTCGTCGCCAAGCAAGGGAACCTTCGGTAATGATCGTTTCTTTTTTACCAACGGATACGGATCGTTGCCGCATACCGAGGTTTAAAAGAGCGTCAGCGGTTGGTCGGTCGCCGTGGTTTTCACGGGCACCGCTGGGGTCCATCGAAGAGTTCGTCTTTGAGTGTTGGATCCACCCGTTTGAAGTGTAAACGATTTCCCGGCACTCACTTAGTGCATCTTTGCTCCGGTTCAAAAACCGGCCACTCTGAAGGGCGTCTCGATAGTCTGCATAGAGAGCCCGCTTGTTATCTTTCGTTGGCCACCAACCCGGTATTCTGCTACCACCCTTTTTGAGTTTAGCATTATCTTCTTTGTAATAGAAGTTTCTATACCCGGATTCGATAACAACATCCCCAAAGTTCCGTCCGGGGCCGGGTGCCTCCCAAACAATATAAGCCCCCTTGCTGGATTCGTCAGAGAACCAGCGAGCCAGAGCCACCGCGATTCGTCCTAGTTCTTCCGGCCGGGTCTTGCTGCTCACAAACTCAGCGAGCTTTTCGCCTGTCGTTCGGTTGCCTACGGAGATAACCGAATTGCTACTACCAGTGCCAGTAGCAATATCCACCCCCATCGCAAAAGGTCCGCTCGTAGGCACCTTCGAGTTGGGTCCGGGGTCGAACCACAATCGCAGTCGCCCGTTAGGCACTTCGTCAAAAGCCATGACCTGCATTGATTCATCATGGATACGAAGCTCGCCCGTCTTGACCGGCGGTTGGGTGAACTCTGCAATGTGCCGCGTGAGTTCTTTTTGGTCAAAGAACTGGTAATCGGATCCCGCAAAGTCAATGTCGAGTTCCTGTGCAATCTCCTGTGTGTGAGCACAACGCTTGCACTCAGCGTCGTACCAAGGGGATCGCATTTTGCCGTTGGCCTCGTAGAGCCCCTCCGCTTTTTCGGGGTGTAAGGCCCAGTGCAGGTTCAACTGTTGGAACGTGTCTTGGTGCGCAATGTCGTAAAAAGCGTTACTGCTGCCCGCCGGAGTCGAATTAAAAATGCGACACCTAGTCGCATCGCGCGTCGAAGCCAACGCTCGATATGAGGAGTCCACTTCAAAAGCAGCAAACTCGTCGAGGCCAATGGCCGTCCGTCGGTCACCACGAGCCACATCACCAGTAGTAGATTCACCGTCAATAGTGCTGCCATTGTCGTCATTGGTAAGCCTTAGTTTGGTTCGGGTTATTGCTGGCAAAAACCAGTTGGGCAAATGCTTGTGAATGAAGTCAATCTTCCAAAACAACGACTTTGGGTTCCCCGCCTTATCAACATAGTCCTCGTTTCGGCTGACCAAAAGAAAACTCTGTCCGTCATGAAAATGCCAGAGCCACTCAAAAACAGTCAACAGCATCCACGAGGCACCCATGTCCCGGCTCTTCTTGATTACCAAGTCCCGACCCTCGCGAATGCAATCGCGAATCTGAGACATGGAATCGTCCTGAAACTGGTAGGTGATGAACGGCAAAACACCGCTTGACTTCCGGGGGTCGTAGGTCCAACACATGGTGTTGACGTAGAACAACAGATCCCGCTTGCAGGCAATCCACAACTCTTCCTGCGAAGCAGGACCGCTATCCAAACATTTAGTCAACAACTCCTCCCGAAACTTGAGGTTGTCCTTCAGGTCTTTCGGAACAATGTCGTAGTAGTCACTCAATCTTCATCTTCTCGATAAGCCCCAGTACCCGACGACCGTCGTCTTTAAAACGCTGATCGGCATCCAGCTGGCTACGGCTTGGCAGCAACTTGGTGTAAATCTGCCCCCAGAACTGGGCCTCGTTCTGGTTGTTCCGCCGCGCCCAGCACAACATTGACCAAGCCTCGCTGCTCGGTGCCTGCTCAGGCAAGACATCCTTCAGCATCATGTGCTTGGCTACCCAAGCCACACACTCCGGCGTAGAAGCCGAAGCCGTCTGGAAGACCCCAGACTCCACAACGCCATCCAAAGGCTTCTCGTCAGCCTTCCCGCCGATCTCACGCCCCAGCAGCTGGCTCGCCGCATGGGCGTACGCCTCCTCGGGTTTCTGCCCCTCCGATTCATACTGATTACGAACCGCGCAGAAGCGGGTCCAAACACCCTTCTCAACCAACTCGCGTCGTAGCTCGCGTTTGTTCATGGCGTCAACCATAGTTTACGGTCCATAGGAACGCCAGAATTTCGCCGTAGCGGTTTGGGGGGGGATAGCATTATTTAAATAACAGGCCCACCCGAGTGGCAAAATAAAAATGACAGCGAAGTGACCAACGGGGCTCGCCTCGCGGGGCGGCGGCGGGCTCGCTCGCGGACCCCGGGGGTGGGCCGGGATCCCGTATACCGTCCGTGGTCTCCCATGTCAATGGAAAACGGCCGGGGATACCATATTATCTTTCTCGCGATATTCCTCCATGCTGGCCTTGCATGGGATCCCGTATATGGTAGGGTGCTTAGGTCGGGGAAGGTATGTTCCTTCTCGGCATTAACTACGGTTGGTTCGCGAACCAACTACCACGGAGGATTCCACAATGGAAACCACTACGATCAACGTTGGACGACACTCGATTACCCTCCCCGCTCGCGTTGCCTTGACGCTCCAACGGGACCACGGTACCGCCGTGATCGCCGCCGGGGATCTCGCCGCGGCCAACGCTGCCGCGGTATCGGCCGAGGGTCGGATGTCCAGCACTCTGGCCAGTCTCCACGCCATCGCCCGCGGAGCATTCAAGGGCGCCATCGACGCATCCGAAGCCGATCTAGTCTCGGAAT